TTGTATAAAAATGAACCATAACAAGTATTAAATGAAAAATAATCCCCAATATTGTTATGTGATGTATTACCACTAAAAGTATTTGGTGAACACCCAAACCCTATATTATTAAATCCAAACTCCTCAAATATATCATTACCCTTAAAATCTGTTTTAATTTGGTTACTCCAAAAATTACCTTGAATGTCGTTACCCTTAAAATTATTCATAATTTGGTTGTTTTCAAAAGTAAGTAAGTTGTCAACTCCACCAATTGTGTTTAGATTGAAACCATTTAATATTGAATTTTTTCTAAACATAAAATATATTGTATTAGTATTAAAATCATCTCCTATACTATTTGAGTAGAAAGAGTTTGGTATGATATTGTCATAAAAATTATCACCTATAAAATTGTCATTGAAGGACTGATTAATAATAAGATTGCTATAAAAGTCACCAACAATAGTATTGTTTCGGAATCCACTATCTATGAGGTTATTATTAAAGCTGTCCCCAATATTATTGTTAATGAAATCACCATTTATATTCGTTAAGAAATTATTTGTGAAATATGAACCTATTCGGTTAAAATCAAAATCTTGTCCATCAGCATTTCCTAACATATTATTTTGAAAATAGTTACCAATCTGATTTGAGTCCATATCACAATCAATAATATTATATTGAAAATATGAACCTATAATATTTCCGTCAAAATTATTTGTTATTATATTATATTGACAATACGGTCCGACTATATTTGAGTTCATAACATCATTGAAGGTATTACTCACCACATTTCCACCAAATGTGTTATTTTCATATGGTCCGCTTAAAAATACGTTATTTGATAATATGAAAATATTATAATCAATATTATTCCCCAAGTATGTGTTATAATTATTCCCATCATTAAATGTATAATACTCCGCAAATTCATCATTAGTTGTTCCTGTGATATTACATTGGAATGGATTCATATAATCAGGTAATCTTATCCCCGCAGAATAATAGACATTACTCACATTTGCTAATGTTCTACCTGTGACATACATTTCAACATTACTAACTATCGATGAAATTTCATAATATTGGAAACTAGCTATCCCATTAATACCCGGTGAGTAAACTCCAAAAATATCACCAACAGTAAAATCAGTTGTGAATGATGTTCCTGATTGTGCTGTAGTAACTTGTCCGGTTGTACCATCCAAATTAATTTTACCATTATAGAATTGTTCTGAAAAATAACCAACATATCTTATAAATTGAACCGCTCTGAAATCATAGTCGGCTCTGTTATTAAATTGGTCAATTCTTTCAGTAATTCTACCTTTAGCCGGTCCACCTGTTACTTCAGTTATATTCCAAGTTATATCATAAGATATTTTATCTTGTGGGTGTAATGTTGAATATACCGTAGGAGAGAATCCTGTTGTTGATATTGCTAACAATAATATAGGTTCTGTTGACCCTGTCTTATAATTACCGGTAGCTATTGGGGTACCATTAACATCATAGTTTGGTTGGTCGTAACACGTTTGGAAGTCAGTCATTAAATAATAACTTCCTGCGGTTAGTGTTTCACCTGTGGCGAATGAATATAACTCATCGTAAGTTCCTTCGTTATAGTTTGAATTAGTGAATGCCGAATATGCTATATGGTATGTGTCACCGCTCAATTCTACGGGAAATAATGTATCGTTTGTTGGAAATTGTAAAAGAGATAATTCTCCGATTGTTTTACCTGTTAATGCCATAATTTGTTTTTTATTTTATAAATATTTTTAATTTTATTTTAATACATTAAATAAAAATTATCACCAACAATAATATATTCATCATTTTCAGTTATAATTGGATTAATTAAAATGTCAATTGGTGTTGAAGGTGTAGGAGTTGGTGTAGGAGTACTTGTCAATGTAGGTGTAGGGGTACTTGTAAATGTAGGTGTTGGCGTTGGCGTAGGAATAAAAGGAATAACAATAATTTCATATGTACTTCCAACCGGAGTTCCTGATAATTGACTAAAAAATGGCTCTCCTGTGTAGTTGTTATAATCTTCATCTATTGTAACAATAGTTTGTCCTGATAAACTTCCCAAATTAACCGTAACACCTGTAAATATTGTAATTGGAGAACCACTATAAACATTTAGAACATTTTCAAAAGTAACATTTATTTCTTCACTATATGGACGATTTAATACTAATGTATAATATGCAATTATAGACCCCGGTTCATATTCGACAAAAAGAGTTAAATTTAATGGTTCTAATGTTGGCGTTGGAGTTGATGTCTGCGTAGGGGTATTTGTTTGTGTTGGTGTTAAAGTTGGTGTTGATGTTGAAGTTGGTGTTACTAAACAAGGATTAAGTGTAACAGTAGGTGTTGGAGTAGACGTTAACGTTGGAGTTACGGTTGATGTGTTTGTTGGTGTTGGTGTTGGAGTTAATAAACAAGGGTTTACCGTTACTGTTGGTGTTGGAGTACTTGTTTGAGTTGGAGTTAATGTAGGTGTACTTGTCGGGGTTAATGTCGGAGTTGGTGTTGGGGTAGGTCTTGGAACATTTAATAAGTTTGGACATTGAACCCCATTTACTGTAACAACAATAGTATAAGTACCGTAAACATCTCTAGGTGGAGATAATAAATAAGGTCTAAACAAAAACGGTAATGTTTGTTGTCCCAAATTAATTACTACATTATCAACGTCAGGGGTAAAGATTATATTAGCAATCTCCCCATCGTAATTTATACTATTAATTATTATTGACTGTGACATATTAATTTACTTATTGTATTATTGTTGTTGTCGTTGTTGTTACAGGTATTGTTGTTGTCGTGGTTGTTACCGGAATAGTTGTCGTTGTTGTAGTTGAGATATCACCTATTGTGTATGTAAAATCATCAGGAGGACAAATTTCTGTACTACAATCAGGACAATCAGGATTAAACATTCTAAATGTATTTTTCAATATATTAAAATTGTGTTTAACTTCCGGAGCTGATAATGGTGTTACATACATTCTAAATTGAGAAATTCCCCCTTCAAATGTTCCTGCAAAATTTTGTTCAATAACTATATTTGTGTTCATCCCATTAAATGTTGTTCCTGTCAAATCATTAACAGGGAAACATTCAGGGTCTTGTTGATATGGACCATAAGGTAATGTACAAGATGAAAATGTTAAATTTTCTCTTAAACCTTGAGTTCCACCACCCCATGATATATTAAAAGGAACACCAACTTGTTTTTCCTTATCAGTACTTAACGCTCTTGGTATTATTTCTTGAAAATCTTCTATGGTATAAAATATTTTACCATTAATATAAATTTTTAATCTTCCTCTTCTGTATTTTTCCTCCTCTAACCATCTTGCATTTAAATTAACCAATTCAATTTTTGCTGGGTCGATGTTTAATTGTGAAGTATAAGGTACATTAATTAATGATACCGAGTTATGTGCTAATGATTCTAAATATTTTTCTTGAGTAATAATACCTAAACCACCTCTATACCATAAATCACAATCATCAAGCCAAGTGTATCTTTCCCACACAGCGTCTAATTGAAACCAATGTTCCTCATCTAACCACGCAGGGTTTTCTGTGTAACAAGTTGGATAAATTCCTCCCGGTGAACAATATTCTGTAACAGTATATCCTGTTGTATAAGTTAATCCACTAGTTGAACATGTTCCGCTAGTTTCACAACCACCGGTAAATCTTAAAACCTTAACACCTATTTGAGGATTTTTAGGGTCACCACATAATTTAAATGATAATGCGTTAGACATCGCATCAAACAATGGATTTGTTTCACACGTATATTCTATTGATGAGTATCCCGTAGGTACACAAGTGTTACAATTATTAAAATCATAACATGGATTACAATCACTACAAGTTTCTGTACACGTCGGTGTAGATGGTAAACAATTTGTTGGTGTTGATGTCGGTGTTGGTGTTGGAGTAGGCGTTGGTTCAATAATTGACGCACAAGTATGTGTCTGACATTCCCATCCACAAGATTCACACGGGTCTAAATTACAATTACAACCACAAGTTATTTTTTGTTCAGGAATACCACGACATTCATGACATCCATAATTAACGTGTGGGTCGTGAATACCATATAATGACCTTGGAGGATAAACATAGATACATCTACTATCCGTCACCGTTCTATTACAACAAGCACAAGTTTGAATACAATTATATAAATCTGATGTTACACGAGTATATCCTGTAAAACAATTTGGTGTTCCGTTAGCGTGATGATAAAATTTATTTTCGGCTCTCGCACCTAAATAAAAGAATATGTTTTTATTTTGTGGATAAATTTTGTTTAATGTTGTTTCACCTGATGTTGGAATATATTCATTAAACAATCTTGGTTTTAACAACATTTCAACAGACCACCCTCTATTCATTCTTTCAGGAAATATTTCGTAATCATAACCAAATAATTTATAAAACCCTTGATAGAATCCACCGTATAATTCGTGGTATCTTCCTTCATAAGGACTATATTTACTTACAACTTCATATAAAACAGTTTTATTAAATCCGGAAAATCTAACATTAGGTGATTGAGTGTTTCCGGTTACTTGGAACAATTTCAATCTTCTATCAAAATACATTCTATTAAACTTTAAGTCATCAGAAAATAACCCTTCGGTAAATGTAATAGTTTCTCCGGTCATTTTAGTAACCAAACCATTATCAATACCGGTCAATCCAATATCACAAGAAGTATGTGATTTAAAACATGTTATATCTAATTCTTTAGGATTGTAAAAATTTTGAGAAACAAAAATATTATTTCTATTGTAGTCCTTATATGTTAATGTTAAATCTTGAACACTTAATGGATTATTAATGTCAAAATAAAATGGTAATCTATTACCATAGGTCTGAGCAATCAAATATGGGGAGAAAACAACCTCTTGATTGTATCCTCTCTCATCTGATGTTAAAGACATATCGTAGGATTCTAAAGCAAAATTTAGACCCCAATTTGGATAGACGTATTGATTTATATTTTGTTGTGCCATCTTTTTTATGATAAATACATTAAAACGAAGTATTTATATGAAAAAGTTATATGATAAATTTTAATACAGAGTACTATAGTAATAATTATTACTTCTTTTTGAAAGAGAGAGCGGACAAAATCTCCTTATATTATTCTATTGCGGATACTTTAACTGAATCTCGAAAGAATGATGAGAGAATTGACTTCGATAAAAAAGATTCTAAAAAAGTTAAAAATATTGTTGGAAATGTTTTAAAATCTAAAACAAAAGTTTCCAAAGACGCATTAACCAAAAAGTTAAAAAGTATTAAACCTAAAAAAGAAATTGATGAATTAGTTGATTCTGATGGAACAATGTTAAGTTCAAAAATACCATTTCTTAATCAAACTTTAACACCACACAAAACTACTGACCAAACTGTTGCTATGGCAAGAATTACGAATGACCCGGTAACAAGAGGTTATAGAGTTTATTATGGTGAAAGTGAAGAAGGTTCTGATGAAGTTATTAATGAGGTTGATTATTCTGAAGCATTTGGGTATGAAGAAACCAAAGATATGGATTTTAAAGATACGGTTAAAACACTTAAAGAAATGGGTGTTGAGAATGCGATTGAAAGAGCGAAACAATTTGGTAAATTACCAAAACAAAAAAGAGAAGATGGTGAATTAAAACAAAGATTATCTGAAAAAGATAGTATTGAAGAACAACAAAGAAAAAAAATGATTAAAATGGTTGAGGATATGTTAACCAAAAAATCATCAAATAATTCTGATGTAGTAAAAGATAAAGGAATAAGTAAAATATTATTAAAAAATATTCAATCAATTAAAAAAATTGCTGATAAAGAAGGTATCAGTATCAATATGTTAATCAAAGCGTTAAAATCTAATGAATAAAGATTTATATGGAAATACCGTTCAATTACCTGAAGATGTTGTAGAATATTTACAACAATGCTTTGATTCTGCAAACACAGATGATTCAACCATTGAAGGATTTAAAAGAAATCAAGAATTAAGAGATAGTCGTGAAACCACTTATCAACAATTAAAACGAATGAAAAATTGGTTTGATAATTTTAATGGTCTTGAAAATGATTTACCTTTTATTTTGAATGGTGGACACTATGTAAAAAATTGGGTTAACGACACATTAGGTGGAATGAGAAATAATGTATATATGGGTAAGAAATCAAAATCTGAAGTTTTACCAAATCAATTTATACAAACTCACACTAAAGATAATTTAAATACAATGAATAGACAAAGTAAAAGTCATAGTTCAACCACCGGTAATATTAACAAAGATATCACAGAAAGTTTAAAAAGAATAAACGAATTAATAAAAAAAATAATTTAATATGGCAAATTTAGAACCTTTAGATTTCGCACAACCCGAAAATGAATTATCAGCAATTGCGGATATGCAAAGAAAAATGTTATTCCCAAAGAATGACTTTAAAATCACAAATCAATACTCAGCCGTTAACCCTGACGCTTTAGCCGATGGTGATGAGCAAGGTAAAGGTACTGGTGGATTTTTAGATGTTTATAATCAAGGTGCGGGGGCAATACAAGACATTATGGAAAGAAAATCTGAAATAGTTGTTAATAAATACAAAGAAGTAAAACCATACACAACACCAAGTGCATAATGAAACTTTACAACACATTTAAATCACTTATTTTAGAAATAGCGTCTGTTGACTCTATAGTCGACGCTATAAAAAAACGAGATAAGATTATAATTTACTATGATGGGGATGAACCAGGTGGACGTGGATTACGTTTAATTGAACCGGTTTGTTTTGGTTATTCAAAAGCTGATAATCCTGTTGTAAGAGCGTGGGACTCTCAAGGAGCTTCTCATACCGCGTATTTAGGAGAACAACCTTTACCGGGATGGAGACTTTTTAGAGCTGACAAAATATTCTCTTTTAAACCAACGGGTGAAACATTTAACGAACCAAAACCAAACTACAATCCAAATGGTGATAAAAGTATGAATCGTGTTATTATTAATGCCGATTTTTCTGAAGTCACACCACAACAAGCACCTGAACCAACTACACCAGAAACTGAAGTTGAAGTTAATGATGTAATTGATGATGTAATTATCACCACAGTTAATGATATGATTAACAATATCATTGAAAAAGATGGTGCCGATTCATTAGAAGGTGTTGATTTATCTAAAGCCGCAGAATCATATAAAAGAATATATTCCGGTATTGAAGATAAGATTCGTAGAAATTTATCCAATCAAGAGAAAAATGATTTAAGACCAAAAGTTTCAGAACTAATACAACAATCTCAAAGTTTAATTAAAAAATAATATGACAAACGAAAATGATTTAATTCAAAAACTTATGATTTCCAAACAAATCATGGAAAAACATAATCAAACCCCAAGAGGTGGTCTACCATCTATAGATACGTATGGTACACCTGAAGTAGCAACATACAATGCTCCTCCGGCAACTTATAACTTACCTCAAGATATGTTACAAGAAGCCTCTGTACCGGTACAAACAGTTAGCCAACCAATGACTCAAGATAGAGTTATGGCTTCAAAATTACCGGATGAGATTAAACGATTAATGATTGAACACCCAATAGCTCAACCGGCAGGTATGGGTGGACCTACTCTATCCAATGATTTAATTGATAAGGCGGCAAGATTAATGAATGCAGATGCCAGAGGTAATCAAGTAAGCCAACCAAAACAAAGAGTTCAAGAACAATCTCAACCTCAATCTAACTTTAATAACAAACAATTAAGAGATATGTTAAAAGAAGTTGTAGAAGAAGTATTACTAGAAAATGGGATTTTAGCTGAATCAACACAAAAATCAAATAACGAACTATTTTCTTTTAAAGTAGGAAAGCATATATTTGAGGGTAAGGTTACTAAGATTAAAAAAATATCTTAAACTTTATTTACTCTAAAAACTAAACCCTCAAGGAAACTTGGGGGTTTTTTATTTCTTAATAGTTGATATTATAATACTCTTTAATTATACTTTCTGTGATAATATTAAACTATGAAAGAAAAAATTAATGTTTTAGTTCTCCCATCAGACAAAACCGGTGTTGGGAAATTCAGGTCTATTGACCCTCACGTATTTTTACAAAATCTATATCCTGACGATTTTCACGTTGAGATTGATTATGAACCAAAAATAAACGATATCAAATATTGGGATAAATACCAAATTATCCACGTACACCGAAACATCGGCAGTCATTACGACCAAACACCATCAATCATTAAGTATTTAAAGTCGATTGGTAAAGTTGTTATTATTGATATTGATGATTATTGGTTACCTACTGTTGACCACCCAATCCACAGTATTATTGTACAAAACAAAATTCACGAAAAAATTGTAGCAAATTTAAAAGAAGCTGATTGGGTAACAACAACAACGGATATATTTGCAAATGAAATTCGTAAACTAAATAAGAATGTGTTGGTGTTACCAAATGCAATCGACCCTAAAGAACCTCAATTTAATCAAGTGACACCACCATCAGATAAAATTAGAATTGGTTGGTTAGGAGGTTCATCTCACTTACACGATTTAGGTTTATTAGACGCGTTTGTTCAAAAGAATCAAGACATCAACGATAAATTACAATATGTAATTTGTGGGTTCGATACAAGAGGTTCTGTAACTGAAATTAATCCAACAACCGGAGAACAAAAGAAAAGAGATATTTTACCTCACGAAACAGTGTGGGTTAATTATGAGGGAATTTTCACAAATAATTATAAAACGTTAGACGAAAATTATGTTAAATTTTTAAAGGAATTTAAAGACGAAAACTATATTTCAGATAAAGAATTACCTTACGTTAGAGTTTGGACAAAACCTGTTAACTCTTACGCCATGAATTATTCAAAATTTGATATATCTTTAGCACCAATTAAAAACCACATTTTTAATAGAATGAAATCTCAATTAAAAGTAATTGAAGCAGGATTTTATAAAAAAGCATTAATTGCTTCAGAGATTGGACCATACACCATAGATTTGGTTCATTGTTTAAAAAATGGTGAGTTTAACGATAATGGTAATGCAATTTTAATACCTGAATCAAGAAACCATAGTGATTGGTCAAAATCAATTAAAAAATTAGTTCAAAACCCTGAAATGATAACCGAATTAGGTGAGAGATTATATAACACCGTAAAAGACAAATATGACCTTAATAAGGTTACAGTTACAAGAGCGGAATTTTATAAAAGTTTAATTAAATAAAAATGAATACAAAAAAAACAATCGGTTTTACCGCAGGTAATTTTGACTTACTTCATCCGGGATATATCTATACATTTGAAGAAGCTAAACGTCATTGTGATTATTTTATGGTTTTTTTACAAAGAGACCCATCTGAAACTAGATTCACAAAATATAAACCTGTCGTTCCTTTATATGAACGATATAAAACATTAATGTCAATTAAATATGTTGATGAAGTGGTCACATATCAAACTGAAGAAGATTTGATTCAATTAATGGAATTTTACAAACCTGACGTTAGAATTTTAGGCGATGATTATATTGGAAAAAGATTTACCGGAGACCATTTACCTATTAAAGTAATTTATACAACAAGGTCTCACAATTGGTCAACAACTAAAATTAAAGATTTAATTACAAGACAAACAATCATACAAAATCCGGATATTATTAAAAATTTAGAATCAAATGATTAAAACACCATTAACTAAAATATTATTTTTAGATATTGAAACAGTTGGAATTGAAAAAGATTACGACACTTGTTTAGAAAAAAGACCTGAATTGGCAAAACAATTTGACAAATATTATGATTGGTTTTTAAAACGTTTCCCTGAAGACAAGGAAATTGAATCAGACCAAAAGAATAAAGTATTTTCAACAAGAACCGCATTAGTTCCTGAATTTGCAAAAATTGTTTGTATGAGTGTCGCCTTTGTAATGGAAAATGGCGAGATTAAAAAACAAACGTTTTCAGGGGATGACGAAAAAGTGTTACTAAAAGAATGTCAAAATTTATTAGAACGTTGTGGAAAATTAGATTTTTTCCTATGTGGTCATAATTTAAAAAACTTTGATATTCCAATGACCGCCAAAAGAATGATAATCAATGGATTATTACCCCCATCGATTCTACCATCTTATGATACAAAACCGTGGGAAATAAAAGCAATTGATACCAGAGAAATTTGGCAATACGGAGCATACACCGCAATTGGTTCATTAGATTTAATGTGTACATCAATGGAAGTTCCTTCACCAAAAGAAGGTGATGTTACCGGAGATAAAGTACACGACGCATATTGGAATAAAAATATGTTAGAAGAGATATCAGCATACTGTGAACGTGATGTACTAGTATTGATTGATTTAATAAAAAAATTAAAAAATTTAGAATAATGTTAAACGAAGATTTAGATTTCTTAAAAAACAAAGCCGAGGAATTAAAAAAATTGGCAAATATTGATTTAGATGATTTAAGTTATGAGGACATAATGAGTGAGTTTGGTTTGGATTTAAAGCAACTTGAAGACGATATGATGAATTCAAGAACTAGGCTTCCATTAGGGTTTGTAAAACTTCATCCTGACGCAGTAACACCAAAATATAATTATGATAGTGATTCAGGGTTTGACCTACACTCTATTGAAGAGGTTACAATTGAACCTTTTGGTAGAGCATTAGTCCCAAGTGGATTATCATTTGATATTAAAGACGGATATGAACTTCAAGTAAGAACTAAAAGTGGATTAGCAATCAATCAAGGACTTATGGTTTTAAACTCACCGGGGACTGTTGATAATGGTTATACAGGTGAAGTTAAAGGTATTATATTTAACACCAACCATCACCCCGTAACTATCCATAAAGGAATGAAATTTGGCCAAGCGGTATTATGTCCCGTTGTAAATGGGGGTTGGGTTCATTTGGACCAAAGAAAAGAAGTAATTGATAAAGAAAGAGGTAATAACGGATTTGGGTCAACAGGAATTTAAAATGGAAATAAATAATGTAAATGTAGGTATTTGTTTAATAATTAAAAACGAAACCCAATATTTGGATGAATGGTTAGAACATTATCGTAAATTAGGTGTTGATAAATTTTTTATTTATGATAACAATTCTTCAACACCAATTAAAATTGACGATAATGATGTTGAAGTTATTTTATGGGATAATGAGTTATTTGGTTCTCAAAATAACGCATATTTAGATTGTTGTCAAAAAAATCTATCATTTGATTTTATAGGATTTTTTGATACTGATGAGTTTTATTTTTCAAAAAGTATGAACATTAAGTCAGACATTAATCATTTTAAATCTTTATATGGTGATTTTGATGGATTTGCAATCTATTGGAGATTATATGGTAAACAATCTCCTTATTTCACAGAAAGACAATCTATTGAAATGTATACCCAATATTATGAAGATGGTCATATAAAAAGTTTATTAACCCCTAAAAAAGTTGTAAGTTTTGGTCAACCCCATTTTGCTAGTTTACTTAACGGTAAATATATTGATGAATTAGGTAGAATTGTTTTTTCCCCAATAGGAGAACATACTAGTGATTATGTGTGGATAAAACATATTTGGGCTAGAAGTGAAGAAGAATTCAAAGAAAAATTAATAAGAGGTGATGTTAATTGGAGAAAACAAATAAACACAGATTTTAACGAATTTTACAATTATAATGATAGATGTGTTTTAAATGACTAACAGATAAAATTTATGATAACAATAATATATTCAACACATAAAGATGAACAATTTAATAACAAATTTAAACAACATTTGTTACAAACTGTTGGTCTAAAAGATGTTCAAATTTTGGAATATAAAAACAATAATGAATTTAGTTTGAGTGAGATTTATAATAAAGGTATATCTCATTCAAATTTTGATATTGTGGTTTGTTGCCATAATGATATAAAATTAGAAAATGGGTGGGGTAAAAAACTTTTAAAAGATTACTCTGATAATCCTGAATATAGTATTATTGGAAAAGCAGGTACATCATATTTTCCTGAATCAGGGGTGTTTTGGGAAAAAATGCAACAAACTATGGTGGGACAAGTTTACCATCAACCTGATAAAGATAAGTGGTTAAGTAAATATTCCCCAAAATTACCAATAATTGTTCCCGTAGTTTCAATAGACGGTTTATTTTTATCATTTAATAAGACAAAAATAAAACATACGTTTGATGAAAGTATTGGTAGATTTCACTTTTATGACCATTTATTTTGTTTACCAAATTATTTAGACGGAGTTAAGATTGGTGTCACATCATCTTTTGAAATTATTCATCAATCAATCGGAAGACCAAATCAGGAGTTTTACGAAACCAAAGAAAAATTTGTGGAGAAATGGAAACACGTTTTACCATTAGATTTAAAACCTGAAAAAATTTACATTCCGGAAATAAAAGAAAAACCAATTAAAAATATTGGTAAAGTAGCCGTTATCATCCCAACCAAAGGAAATATTGAAATGTTGAAAGAATGTGTTGATTCATTTTACATTCATTGTAACTCTGAATTATTTGACATTTTCATTGCTGATACCGGTTCAACAGATGACGAAAAAGAAACATTAAAAAGTAATATAAAAGATTATAATAACATAAAATTAATTGAATATGATTATTATAATTTTGCAAAAATTAATAATGATGTTGTTAAAAATCACGTAACTGATGAATACGAATTTTTATTATTCTGTAATAATGATATTAAATTATTGAATAATGTAATTTATGGAATGTTAAACATTTTTAAAACAACACCTAAAGTTGGTACGATTGGATGTAGATTACATTTTGAAGACAATACCATCCAACATGACGGTGTCATTTGTTTATTTGATAGTAAACAAAATTTATTAATATCTCATCACGGATTAAATAGTTATTACAATTTTTCAAATAATAACAGAAAAATATTAGGTTCTACGGCAGCATTACTTATCATTAAAAAAGAGGTATTTATTAAATGTGGTTATTTTAATGAAAATTACACCACTTGTTTTGAAGATGTTGAATTGAATTTAAAGTGTTTAATGTTGGGTTTAGATAACTATTGTAATAGTAATTTAGTTTCTTATCATTATGAAAGTCAAACAAGAAATAACGATGATGAAAAATCTAAAAAACAATTTAATGATTATAACAATATATTAAAACCATTTGTTATTAACAATTATGATAAGTTAAAAACTCATATACAAATAATAAAATAAACAAAAAAAAAATAATTAAAAATGAAAAGAGAAACAATACAACTGTTCAAAGTTTTTATGTCTGAAAACGCAGCACCTGAAGTTGCCAAAGTATTAAACAGTGGATATATTGGTCAAGGTGAAAAGGTTGAACAATTTGAATCTAAATTACAAGATTTCTTTATGAAAGATTACATTGTAACATTAAACTCCGGTACTAGCGGACTTCATTTAGCTTTAGATTTATTAAAAAAATCTTCAGGTAAATGGCCAGGATTAGAAGATGGTGATGAGGTATTAGCAACATCATTAACGTGTACAGCGTCAAATTTTCCAATTTTAGCAAACAATTTAAATATTAAATGGGTAGATGTTGACCCAACAACATTAAATATGGATTTAGATGACTTGTCAAGAAAAATAAGTCCAAAAACCAAAGCCATTATGTTAGTACACTGGGGTGGTTATCCAAATGATTTAGATAGAATTAAAGAAATTCAAAATAAATGTTTTGAGTTATATGGGTTTAAACCGGCGGTTATTGAAGATGGTGCTCACTCATTTGGTTCTAAATATAAAGGCAAATATATTGGTAACCATGGTAATATGACTATGTATAGTTTACAAGCTATTAAACATATCACATCCATTGATGGTGGTTTATTATTATTACCTCACCAAGAATTATATGATAGAGCGAAATTATTAAGATGGTACGGTATCGACAGAAATTCAAACAGAAAAGATTTTAGATGTGAGGCGGATATTCAAGAGTGGGGTTTTAAATTTCATATGAATGATGTTTGTGCAACAGTTGGTATGGAAAATTTAAAACACGCAGAGGAAATTGTTGGTAGACATCAATCTAACGCAAAATTTTATGATGAAAATCTACAAAATATTCCGGGATTAACAACATTAACTAGACATGAGGGTCATGAATCAGCATTTTGGATTTATAGTATGTTAGTTGAAAATAGAGACGGTTTTTATAAACACATGAAAGATTGTGGTATTGTAGTTTCTCAAGTTCACGAAAGAAATGATAAACACACTTGTGTTTCTGATTATAAATCATCATTACCTACTTTAGATAGAATTATTGGGAAAGTTGTTTCAATACCTGTTGGATGGTGGGTTACAGATGAAGATAGACAATACATTGTTGATTGTATTAAAAAAGGTTGGTAATATGATTAATTCAGAACAAAGAAATCTTTTGAATGAAATGATTTTGGATTTAAATAACTCCAAAATTTCAGAATATAAACCTAGTAGTGTGTGTTGGGAAAGTTTATCAAACCAATTTGAGATATTTTTCAATGAAATTGGTATTAATAATGTTCAAAACCAAATAAGGTATAATAATTTATTTTCTTTTATACATGATATTCCAGGATTGTCATTTCAGTCTGCTGTATGGAGTTACTATAGTTATTTGAAATTAAAAGATAAGTACAATATATTAACTCTAACAACCGCTTTACCATCAGGTAATTCTAATTTAGATTATAACCCATCTGAAAAAATAGATGGTAGACCTAAAGATAGAGAAAATAAATTAATTAATTGGGATTATTTAATTTCTTTAGATACGATTATGACTATCTTGGAATGTAATCCTGATTTATTAAACAAACCTGTAACTATTTGTGAAGTAGGTGCTGGATGGGGTCGAGTAGGTTATTATTTAACACAAATTAATAATAAAATATCTTATAACATATTTGATATCCCGCACACTTTATTAATATCGTCTGATTATTTGTATAATAATGTTAAACACATTAAAGTATTTAAGTATTTAGAAACTAAACAAAATAATTTTACAACCAAAAAATTACTGTTAAAAAATCCGGGTATAAATTTTTATACACCAAATAAGTTAGAAGATTTTGAAGATAAGTGTTTTGATTTATTTATTAACATAGCGTCATTTCAAGAAATGAATATTGAACAAGTGACAAATTATTATAAAAAAATTAATCAGTTGTCAGATAATTTTTATAATCAACAAAGATATAAAGATTTAGATATGGAATATAATAAATATCCATTGTACGATAACTGGAAAAAGGTGTTTGATAAAGACATAAACTTTCACCCATTATGGTTTGAGCAATATTTTAAAATAAGTTAAAAAAATGTTTGATTACATTGTTTGTTTTTATTTTGGAGAAAGAAGAGTTAGAACAACCAATTCATTATTATTATCTGATAGATATTTTTTTGTTAAAAAACATTTAGATTTTATAAAAAATAATGAAACAGTTTTAAACGACATTAATAACGTAATTTTAGTTATTAATAATTCAAATGATGACGATTTAAAATCCGTTACAAATATTAAAAATGAATATCCCTTCTCAGATAAAATTATTATCATAGGAAGGGATAATTCAAATTATTCTTATGGTGGGTGGAATGAATCATTAATTCATCAAATAAATTTAAATACCCCATCGTTACACGCATTTCTTTGTGAAGATGATTACATACCTTGTAATGATAATTTTCATAAAAAATTTATAGAATTTTTTAATTCCGATGTTATATATGTTTGTCAATTATTTATGAATAATCATGCGGCAATTTCAAATGGTTTCATAACTTATAACATAATAAAAGATTATTATAATAATACCAAAGAATTATTTGTGCTCACTAATAGTTATGATTATAGAAGTGCCGAAATTAACCAAGTTAACTTTTTAAATAATTTTAAAAATTTAAAGTGTGTTGACATCAGTGAAAAATATTGTTCAAAATTTTTAGATTTCAATAATAGTATTGTTGTTTATGGGAATAAAACCGGTGAAGAATTAATAAAACCAATTTTAGAATAATGATAAAATTTAAAAAATTAGAAGAAGACGACTTACAATTCTTAAACGATGTAAGAAACGAATATTGCGAAGAATTTTTACATGATAGTAGACAATTCACATTAGAAGAAACCAAACAATGGTTCCATAAATATAATCCGGACTTTTACATTATTACGTTAGACGATGAAAGAATTGGGTATTTTAGACTATCCAACTATTCTGATGTGAATAAAAATATTTACATTGGTGCCGACATTTCACCAAAATTTAAAGGTAAAGGTTTGGGTAAATTATCTTATGAAAAATTTATACCTTTTTTGTTTGAAACCTATAATTTGAATAAAATAAGTTTAGAAGTATTGTCTAATAACATAATTGCTTTAAATTTATATAATAAACTTGGGTTTGTAACCGAAGGTGTTAAACGTCAAGAAGTTTATAAAAATAATCAATGGGTTGATTCCATTATTATGTCAATATTAAAAAATGAATATGAATAATTTAAAATTTGAACTTATTATAGCTTACTATAAAAGACCTAAAATTGTTTTAAATGCTTTAGAATCTATATTAAAATCCACATATGACAATTGGCATCTAACATTTGTTGATGATTCCGGTGACGATTCTTTTAAAGAGACCTTTTTAAATTATGGTTTTGATTCTTCTAAAATAACATATTCCCCAATATTAATGTCTGATGACGAAAAAAATAATATAGGAGGTTCAATATTTGGTAAGTACGTTAACGACGCTATCCAAAATACCGATGCCGATATTATTATATTAATATGTGATGATGACGCAATATTTCCTGATTATATGGAAAATCTTAATAAATTTTATACTAAAAATCCTGATAAAATGTGGGGGTATTGTCATGTTGAATTTTATAACCCTGAAATTGAACATTATACCCAATCAACCAAAACTAACGGAGACTCATCTTTAGGATTTTCAGATTTAAATGCTTTAACAATCCCAATAATGCCAGTTAATAAAATTGATAGTTCTCAAATTTCTTTTAGAAAAACCGCATTTACTGATGGTAATGTTTGGTATCCACATCCGTATACCGTAAGTTTAGATGCCCACGTTTTTCGTAATATGTTTAAGGTTTGGGGATTATGTGAGTTCACAAATTGTTATGGACAATATAAAGGTTGGTTCGCAAATCAATTAGGGGTTAGAGTTAGAAAAAAAATAGGTACATTTATAAAATAATAAAAAATAAATATGAATAATTTAAAATTTGAACTAATAATCGCTTATTATAAAAGACCCAAAATTGTCTTAAACGCGTTAGAATCTATATTAAAATCTACATATGATAATTGGCATTTAACATTCGTTGATGATTCCGGTGACGATTCTTTTAAAGAAACTTTTATAAACTACGGGTTTACACCTTCTAAAATAACATACTCACCAATATTAATGTCAGATGATGAGAAAATTAAAATAGGTGGGTCAATATTTGGAAAGTACGTTAACGACGCAATACAAACCACAGATGCTGATATCATTATACTAATATGTGATGACGACGCATTGTTTCCGGATTGTATGGAAAACCTTAATAAATTTTATACCGAAAACCCTGATAAAATGTGGGGGTATTCTCATGTTAAATTCTTCAATCCCGAAAAACAACATTATTCAGAATCAACCGATGTACCAAGCGATAGAACATTTAACACATCAAATTTAAATGATTACACATCACCAATTCAACCATCGTGTAGAGTTGATAGTTCTCAAGTATCTTTTAGAAAAAACGCTTTTACACAAACAAATTTATGGTACCCTTATCCACATACAAAAGATTTAGATAGAAATGTTTTTGAAAAATTATATAAAAAAATAGGACTATGTCATTTTACTAACTGCTACGGACAATATAAAGGTTGGTTTGCAAATCAATTAGGTGTTAGAGCACGAACAGGTAAAGGAGATTTTATTAACTAAACAACTAAAATAATTTAAATGGCTACATACAGCAAATCAAAGAACGCTAAACCTACCCCTACTCCGGAAACTACAAGTAAACCGGTTAATAAGAAAGAATTAATTAACCAAATTATTAAAAGAAAAACTAAAGAAAAGTTTTTAACCAACAATCAAAAAAAATATTATGATACTTTAATTGACAGTGAAATCACTGTTTGTTCCGGACCTGCGGGTGTTGGTAAAAGTTATATTACAATGAAAGCCGCGATTGACTTACTCGCTGACCCTGAAACACCATATGAAAAAATTATTATTGTTAGACCCGCTGTTGAAGCTGAAGAAAAATTAGGTTCACTACCAGGTAATGTTGAAGAAAAATTAGACCCATACATTTTCCCATCATATTATTTATTAAATAAAATTATTGGGAAAGAATCTAGAGAAAAATTAAAAGAAATCGATGTTATTGAAGTATTTGCCTTGGCATTTATGAGAGGTATGAACATTGATAATTCTATTTTAATTTTTGAAGAGGGTCAAAATGCCACCCCAAGTCAAATGAAATTACTTTTAACTAGAATTGGGTTTAACAGTAAATTCTTTATATCCGGTGATGTAGAACAATCAGACAAATATAAAAATAAAACTCATAGTGGTTTATGGGACGCAATTGAAAAATTTAGAGATAGTGAATATATATCAATTTTTGAATTTAAAGATAAAAAAGATATCGTTAGAAATCCGTTGATTAGTAGAATATTAGACAAGTACGAAGAAAACTAATTTTAATATATTTTATTATAAAAGATAGGTAAACACAATTTAGTTTACTTATCTTTTTTTTTATATAACTTTTGTTGATATGAGAATTGGTATAGAAATTAATGGAGTGTTAAGAGATACTTTAGGAAAAATTGAACAAACTTATCAGAAATTTTTAATCGATAAAACTGATGGTATTGAAGACGACGAGTCATTTGAATATAAAATGACCTACCCGATAAATAGTTTAACATTAAACGACCATTTTTCATTTCCGGATGATGATGAATTATATTCATTTTTATATGAAGAATTTGCTATGGAAATTTTTGGTCACGCACAATCCTCAGAATATAATACATTTATTGATTTAAACGAAATTTATATATCTTTAAGAGATAATCACGATTTATTAATTGTTTCGGATGAAATAGGAAAATCAAAACCCGCATCATTATTCTTTTTATCAAAATTTGGATGTCAATTAGAAAAAGTAAAATTTTATAGTAATTCAACAATTAATTCAATGTGGGATGAATTAGATATTTTACTTACATCCAATCCAGCCTTATTATTGGATTATCCGTCAGATAAAATATTAATAAAATATGAAACGGATTATAATGAGAATATTACCACAATCCATTCTATAAAATCTATAAAAGAATTGGATGATAAATTAAAACAAATTTTAGAATGTTAAAAGTATTAGGAGAAAACTATTATGTAGATTTGGATAAAATTGACGATTATGTTCAAATAAAAGCAAAAAAAACCGTCACGTCAGGTGACACTGAAGGGACTACCATAAGTATAATTAAATACGAAACAATTAAATTAATGTTAGAGATAGTTATGGATGAACCTGAAGAAATTGATGAGCAATTAGGGGCTAAAGGTACTAACAACTTATCAATCCCATTTAAACTAGCGTTTAATACTCTATTGTATAAAAAATTAATAAATAAAATATAATAAACATGACACAAGAACAAATTACAAAATTAGAACAGTCGATTCAAAACATGAAAGATAAAAAGTCAAGGATTTATCTTTTAGTTCAAGACACTAAAGGTAATGCAAAAGCTTCAGTCGCTTACATATACGAGTTAGGTATGGCATTATTAAAAAATGGATACAACCCAATTATCTTACACGAAACACCTGATTATACTGGAGTTGGTGAATGGTTAGGTGAGGATTATATGACATTACCACATAAAACAATTGAAGGCCAAAATTTAGAAATTGCACCTGAAGATTTAATTGTTATCCCTGAATTATACGGGTTTGTGATGAGTCAAATTTCAAAATTACCTTGTGGTAAAATTGTATTGTCTCAAGCCCATGACCATATCTTGGAAACATTACAACCAGGCCAGACATGGTCACAATTAGGGTTTTATAAATGTATAACAACTTCTGAAGCTCAAAAAGAATATATCGAGAATATTATGAGAGGTATTTCGATAGATGTTTTAAAACCATTTATTTCTGATAAATTTAAACCACATACTTTACCATCAAAACCTATTATTGCAATTCATGCTAGAGAACAAAGAGAAGCCCTTAACATGATTAAAAGTTTTTACATTAAATTTCCTCAATACAGATGGATAACTTTTAGAGACATGAGAGGACTATCTATTGATGAGTTTGCAAGTGCTATGAAAGATTGTTTCTTATCTGTTTGGATTGATGAAACAAGCTCTTATGGTACATTCCCATTGGAATCTATGAAATGTAAAATACCTGTAGTTGGTTTAGTACCAAATTTAGTTCCTGAATGGATGAATGAAGACAATGGTGTTTGGGTTAACAATAAAATCCAAATGGTTGATTTTGTCGCGGACTTTTTACAAAATTGGTTGGAAGACAGTATTAATGAAAATTTAGAAACTGAAATTATTAAAACTGCAGAAAATTTAAGTACTAAAGAAGATTTTGAAAAAATTTCATTAAACTTATTTGAAGGATATCTAACTAAAAGATTGGAATCATTTGAAGAACAATTAAATAAACTACAAACAATAGAAGAATAATATGGAAAATTACTTTGACGTATCAGTTATATTACCGATTAAATCGGCAACCGCACCATTTTTTGAAGATTACTTTAAGAAATGTATTGAATCATTAAATAATCAAAAATTAAAAATTAATGAATTAGTTATTGTTCACACAAATGAAATACCTTTAGTTGAACTTTTAAAAGATTACGATTTTGGTGACTTAAATGTAGTTAAATTAGAATGGGAAAAAGAACCTAATTACGCGGCACAAGTTAATCACGGTGTTAGAAATTCAAAATCTGAATGGGTTTCATTATTTGAATTTGATGATGAATATTCTAACATATGGTTTAAGAATGTTGACATCTACTCAAAAGCATACCCTAATATGGATGCGTTTTTACCAATCGTTGTTGATACAGACCAACAAGGTAAATTTGCCGGGTTTACTAATGAAGCAACTTTCGCGGCAAACTTTACTCCGGAAATGGGTGTATTAACTCACGATACTTTATTAGATTATCAAAACTTCCAATCATCAGGAATGGTAATCAAAAAATCAAAATTTGTTGATTATGGATTAATCAAACCTTCGTTTAAATTAACGTTTGGGTATGAATTATTTTTACGATTAACACATAATTCAATTAACATTATGTCTATCCCAAGAATTGGTTATAAACATACTAATTTAAGAGATGGGTCAATCTTTTGGAATTACAAAAATGGTAGAGATGTCTTAACTCCGGAAGAAGTTAAATTTTGGATTGAGTCCGCAAAAAAAGAATATTTTTTCATTAATGACAGAGCGATAAAATTTGAATCTCAAGAAGTTTAATGACTGAAAATATTAATTTAACAGGGGATACAAATGTTGAGTTAAAAAAGAAAGGTAGAAAACCAACCCAATTAAATTATTTTGATGTCCGAGAAGAAATGGCGGTAATAAGATTTTTAGAGTCCACGTCTTACGAAGAAAAAAATAAAATATACAATGAGTTTTTAAAAAAACCTTTAGACAAAATGATATCTTCAATCATACGAAGATACAAATTATATAGAAAAGACATGGATTTCACTGATATACATGTAGATACTCACTCGTTTTTAATGACAAAGATAGATAAGTTTAAACCTTCTAGAGAAAAGAAGGCTTATTCTTATTTTGGTACAATATGTAAAAACTATTTAATGGGTCAAATCATTAAAGACCAAAAAGAAACAAATAGAAAAATATCTTATGAAGATATTTCAACTAATTTGGAGAATAATGAAAATTTTTCCTATTACATAGAAAATGACGGACTAGATTCTGAAAAAGTAATTAAACACTTTTTAATTGAATTAGACAGATTCATTAAAGAAGAAAATTTATCAGAAAATGAAATTAAATTAGGACACGCACTTTACGACATTTTTGAAAATTATGACTCGATATTTATTGGTAACGATAATAACAAGTTTAATAAAAATATTATTTTATTGTCTTTAAGAGAAATGACCAATCTTTCAACTAAAGAAATTAGGGGTTCAATGAGAAAATACAAAAATATGTATTACTCATTGATTCAACAGATGGTTAATTAAAAAATAATAAATTAAATATTTATAATTATGGCAAGACCGACAAAAAAAGAAATTAATTTAAGTAAAGAATCAATGTTATCATTGATGCAGGAAATCTACAATGAACTTGTGGAACAAAGAAGTACTGCTATTAGAATTCAAAACAAAATGTTAACAATGATGAAAGGTCCTGAAGATATGACTTTAATTGGTCCGGTGATTGAAAAACAACAAAAAATTATTAATGATTGTGTTGAAAAAAAATTAACCCTATCTAAACTACAATCAAGTATGTGGGAAAAAACAAACAACAATGATGATGGTGGAGGATTTTCTATTACTGATTTAGGAGTTGACGACGCAATGCTTAAAACTTTAATTGAGAAAGACGCGTCTAAATCAGAGGGTTCTTATAAAATGAAAAAATAATTTGTTATGGCGTCATTAGATTTAGGTGTTGATTATAAAAAAATACAAGACAAGGTTACTGCTACCAGAAATTATAATGAGTTAAAAACTCAATATGATGATACTAGAAAACAAGCCGGTGAAGCTTTTGAACAGAAAAAAGCCGCTGTTACAGGTCAACTTGGTAAAATCAAGGAACAAACTAAACGTTATCAAAAAGAAATAAAAAATCAATTTGAACAACTTTTAGATTTAGCAAACACTACCGGAGGAAAAGGGAGCGGTTCTCCAAGTTATATTAAAAGATTATTAATCACCGCTCTTAAAAATATTGAACCTAAACTTTCTCAAATAGCTTTAGAAGAATCAATAAACGCGGTTGGTTGTGACCAACAACAAGAATATAATGGTAGTTCTACATATTATATTAAAGTAAAATCAGTTGATTTATTAAATATTTTAACTTTAGACCCGAAAACTGAAGGTAAACCTTTATATGAAAAAGACCCAATATTAGTTCAGAATTATCCATTTTCAATGAATAAAGAATTATATCAATTGATTCAAACGGGTCAACCATATTCTGTGGATAATGGTCAAAATTACATAGGTCAATCAGGTCAAGATTTATTTGATATCCAATACGTTAATTTAAACGCAAACAATGAAACCGGTCCTTGGTTTAAAGTTACATTATCAGATAGAGTTAATGGTGTTAATAAAGTTGGGACATTTCTAGTTGATTATTATAAAACAATTAAAATTACCGAACCAACCAATATGATAGCGTCAATAATGGAATCGTTAAGTGGTGCAGTATCAATGAGTGTTGGTGCCGGTGTAGGTCAAGTTGAAGACCAAAGTAAATTTGATATATTAATTCAACGAATTCTTGGATTATGTTTTGATAATAGAAGTGAAATTGATGTTAGCGGTATTGCTAAAGTACCTGAACTTGATGGTGTTGACGAAACGTTTTTTGAATTTACTGATATTGATTTAAGAAAAATAGACCAAAGAGTAACTAATATTAAAAATAAAGTAATAGAATTAGAAGAGTGTGATAATATATTATTACCTGTTGATTATCCGGCAGTTATCGCTCAAATTAATAATTTAAATTTAATTGATAATAATAGTGACTTTATAAACGCTGCGGATAATTTAACTCAAGTATTAGCAGATAACCCTCAATGGGGTGCGGGTATTCAAACCAATGCTCAAGCGGCCCTAAATTTTAATTTTATTAAATTAATCGCTCAAGGTATTGCGGGAGCATTTTTAACACCTAAAATATTACTACCAATATACGTAATGTTAAAAGCTATAGGTCAAGAAACAACCGACGCAATAAAAGGATTTGTTGATTTTGTAAAACAATTTAAAAAATTCGCAATAAATTTTATTTCTAAAATAGGTGCATTATTTGTTCAAGAATTATTTGAATTAATTAAAAGAGATATTTTATTATTAATTCAAAGAGTTATAAGTGATATTGTTAAAGAAAAAATTGATAAAAGAATTTCAATGATTTTAAAACTTATTCAGTTATTGTTAATTGTTGCTTCTTTTATAAGTGATTGGAGGAAGTGTAAAAGTGTCGTTGATGAATTACTGGCCCTATTAGATTTAATAACAAGTAGTTTAGGTTTTGGTAGTCAAATCCCTTTACCATTATTATTCGCGTCACAACTATTAGACGGGTATTCCGAATCAAGAGCTTTTGTTGGGGCTATTGAAGAATTCCAAAAAAGCGGTATCCCAACGGGAGCATTACCTGATGGTAGTCCTAATTTAGATATTTTAGGTAAATTTGGACAAATGAAGGCTATGGCAAGAGAAGATTCCGATAATAATAAAGTTCAACTTGCTATCGGCCCATTAACTATAACTCCAGCCGGTTTAACAGTACCTTCGAGTGCTTTTGGTAAAAAATTATAATTATGAATAATATTGAGAAATCCGAAAAAACAAAAAATATAATTAAAGATTATAAAAATTCATCAAACAAAGATTTATCGTTTGCTATGGATTTTATTCAAGAAGATTTTAAGTTAACTAAAGAATCATTAATAAATTTAACACATCATTTAGATAAATTAGAATTAACTTATAATACAATATTAAAAGAGTATCAGTCAAGAACAAAGAAAAATGGTCAATAATCAAATAATTTTTCCCGGAATAGTACTTAACAATCAAGACCCTATGATGTTAGGGAGACTTCGTGTTATACCTGAAACTAAAAATTATCAAGATATTATTGCGTCAATTCCAGATTGGAATGAAGAAACTGACCCGTGGACATCAAGAGACCCTTTAATTTGTTTATCATTATTACCTTTTTACGTTAGTCAAGTACCTCTTAAAGATGAATATGTTCATATAATTTATTCTAATAAAGATTTCCCATTTACTAATCAATTTTATGTTCAAGGGCCTTTTTCATCTCCAATGATAAGTCCATTTGAGAATTATCAAGGGGCTAAAAAATTCTTAGCATCAGGTGATAGAATTGCTCAAGGTATCTCAATTAAAAACCAAGTAGGTGCTTATAGAAATCAAGGTAGTGTAGGAGTATTTCCTGAACCAGGTGACAATGCGTTGTTAGGTAGAGGAACTGCTGATGTGGTTGTTAAAGAAAATGAAGTATTAATAAGAGCCGGTAAAACTAAACGATTAGTAAAAGACCAACTACCTTTAGGTAATGTTAATAGAGCGTTTCTTCAATTATCTAATTTTACACAACAAAAAATAACTAAAGACCCTGAAGGTGTAACAAGATTAGTTGAACAGGTAAAAGTTGTTAAAAAAATGATTATATGGAACATTGATAATTTAGAAAATCTTCAAGGAGCGTTTAATGGTTCTGTTGGTTTATATAATGTGGTTCCAAGTGTTAGTGTAAATAGTGCAAATTTTAAATCAGATACTATTACACAGTTGTCCGTTGGAACAAATTATGGGTCACCATTAGAGGAAATTAAATTTAATCAAAAAACATTTGATGAAGCATCTAGTATAATTAATAACTTTGTACAAGGTGTGTTTAGTGGTTTTATAAATATATCAGGTTATACTGTTAATAACCCCCAAAATTTTGCGCCAAACGTAACATTCCCATTAGTCGTTACCCCTTCAAAATTAACATATACAACCGGTAATAAATTTTCACCTAACGACCTTGTTAGTGAAGTTGCGGAATATGTTAATTATGTAAGATTTTCTGATAAAATAACATTAGACCCTGCAAGTAAAAAATACAAAGGATGGTTTTTAGTTTGGGAAAACAAATCAGGTAAACCAATTCTTGGTCCACAAGCCGATTTAAAAGAAGAAATAGTTATACCAACAGAGTTTATTCCTTCAGATATTACTTATAGTATTATGGGGTCTCAACGTATGTATTTCTTATCACAAGATTCCGCAGGGCCTAAAGGAAAAATTAGTTTAAGTCAAACTTTATATGGAATACCTCAAGATAAATTTATTGGAGATGAAAATAGTATTCTTAATCAAACATACCCTGTTGTTAGAGGAGATGAATTAATGGCGTTACTTAGAAAAATATTTTCATTTGTTACAGGACACGTTCATCCGGTGGCCACAATGGCACCTGTTCCGGTCGCAGCGGGTAACGGACAAACAACCGCAGAAATCAATGCAATCCTTGCAGATGCAGAAAATACCATCTTAAATCAAAATATTAGAATTAATTGATATTTATATGTAAAACATATTCATGTCAATAATTAATTCATATTTCAGCAAGAACAATACCCTTATATCAAATAGCTTTACCAATACAGGTAGAAACCCTGTAATGGAACTATTTTATGGTAATGTTGCCACAACTCAATACCCAAATAACTATAGCCGTTTTATTTTTGATTTAGATTTAACTTTATTAAAACAACTAATTTTTAACGGAACTATAACTACAGGGTGTACAGATAATATGACGCATACTTTAAGAATGACAAATACGTCTACTTTTGATGCCGAACTATTAAACACACTCACGTCTCAAATGAGAATGAGAGCCACTTCATTTGATTTAATCTTATTTAGAATCCCTTATTTAAATAATAATCCGTCAACACCTCAACTTTGGGATGAAGGTGTTGGGTATGATTTTGCGGATTTAATTTATCAATATAGTGAATCAGATAAAAACTTTTCAAATAGACCATCAAATTGGTATCAAACAACAACTATTGGTGTTTGGCAACAACAGGGAATTTATAATAATAAAAATTTAGGTCCTGTTCCTTTTAGTGGAATTACCATTGTGGATACACAACATTTTGAATTTGGTAACGAAAATATTGCTTTCGATATGACGGCAGAAATTAATGGTGTATTAAATGGTTCAATACCAAATGTATCAGGGTGGGGAATTGCATATAAACCTCAAGTTGAAAATCTTACAGGTCTTACCGATAACTATGAAGTTCAATTTTTTACTCGTCATACTCAAACATTCTACGAACCATATCTTGAAACAAGTTACAATGATTTAATTGAAGACGATAGAAATCAATTTACTTTAGGTAAAGTTAACAAATTATATTTATACCTATTTGATAATGGTAACCCAATAAATTTAGATTACCCCCCAAATGTTGATATATTAGATATGATGGGTGATGTTATTCCGGGATTATCCGGATTAACAACGTGTCAAAGAACTAGAGGTGTTTATGAGGTTGTTATCCCACCTCTTATGGGATATCAAACTCCTTGTACATTTTCAGATAGATGGTACAACTTAAGTTATAACAACTTTCCACTTCCACAGGTATTAAATGATTTTACATTACAACCATTTAAAAATGCAATTCAAATTGGTGTTGTATCCGCAAACCCATTATTATACGGATTTGATTTTTACGGATTAAAACAAGATGAACAAATTGTAAATACGGATACTCGTAAAGTAGGTGTAATTATTAAACAAGCTTATACAACCCAAAATTTATTATTAAACGTGGATGCGTCATATAGAATTTATGTTAAAGAGGGGACAACTGAAGTACAAGTTCAAGGGTGGACAAAAATTAATAGAACACCTAACGAATACTATTTTATATTTGATAGTAGAGACAAAATACCAAATGAATATTTCATTGATATACAAGTAATTAGTAGCGGTGAAATAAACACATATAAACGACAAATTAAATTTCAAGTGGTAAATACAAAATATTTACAATTATAAGATATTTATAAATAAAAAAAATTATGGGATATAATGTTAATGTAACCGCAACAACTTGTGAAGGAATATCACAATTAATTATTTTACCGGGTGATGTAGAATTTGACGAAAGTAAAATTTATCAATTACCTACCGGACAATGTGTATCGTTAACTTCAGGAGATACTGTTGGATTTTACGCAAATTCAATGATAATTGCGGGGCCATTTGACACCTGTGACGAATGTGCTGAACCAACTATAGCTAATGATGGTGGTAATGGTGGATTAGTTTGTCAAGATAATTGTAGTGGAGGAACATTTACTATTGTCCCACCACACCCTGTTTATACTAATGGACAAAATCAAGCTATCGTACAATTAAACGCAATCACAATTGGTGGTAATGGATTAAACTCATAATAATATGAAAAGAGTAGTTAAATTATCAGAATCTAAATTAACTGAATTAGTTAAACGAATTATGTCTGAACAAGATAGTGAAAGATATATGTTTTTTAGTAATTTAGAACAAATTCATAGACAAACAGGTTTATTATTAGAATTAAATAAAAACACTGTTGAAGGTATTTTAGATGGTGGACACGATTGGGCTCAAGACCACGTATCAACCGCAAAAGAAAGCCTTGACCAAGTTTTTGATTTTATGATGAATGAAACTAAAAATGAAGACAATATAACTGTTTTAGAACAAGATTATTCTTCAGACACTGAAAGACCTACAAGTGACAGAGAACGTCAAGTAAAGTCCTTATTTGGTGATAAATATGGACAGTATATTCCTAACGATGTTATTAGATATATAAGAAAGAGTCCTGCTCAATTCATTAAGAAAATCTATCAAATGTACGGAGACAAGGTTTATGATTATCTTGATAAAGCAAAAAGTCAAAGTAATGATGAGGTAGTTTCTGAAGGTAAAAAGAAACCCGGTACTAAATTATGTGCTCGTGGTAAAGCGGCTGCTAAATCAAAATTTAAAGTTTATCCTTCAGCTTATTCAAACGGCTTTGCGGTTCAAGTTTGTAAAGGAACTAAAGCAGGGTTAGACGGTCAAAAGAGGTGTTCATCACCATATTGTTAAAAATAAAAAACCCCCATTAATTGGGGGTTTTATTTTATAAATAATATTTCTTATTATTTTTGGTTATTTAAAAAATTTGTGTATCTTTGTCGTGTTAAAATTATTAAGATGATAAAATACATAAAACGAAAATTAAAACGTAGAGCAGTTAGAAAAAAATTATTGCAGTTCCAAATAATTTATGATGTTGTTGACGCGGGTAAGTTAGCAGACATGAACGATTGTATGTTTATTTTTCGTAATACATTAAAACATCCAAGTTCTATCTATGAAATTGCTCCACTATCTTCACATAGAATTATCGAAAATAAAAAATTGGGAGTGTTTGTAGTATTAGATGATAAAAAAATAACAATCATTAATCACGTTTGTTATTATAGTAATATTTCCATGACCGATAGAGATTGGAATAAAATGGTTAGAATGTTCGATAATAGAGTTCAAGAAAATCGTATGAGAAGAATTGAACAAATGAAATCTCAAGTAGAACATTCATTATCAAAGTTAAAGAATAAAATCTTACTTAAATCAAAAACCCCTACTATCGAGTAAGGGGTTTTTTAAATTCTTCTTTTAATACCTTTTTAATTATATTTCTTAATGATTCATTTTTTGAAGGGGTTTTTAGTCCATTTGGGACAACATCTTCTATAAGGGTGTCTTTGGTTATCTCAACCCATTCATTAACCGTATTTACATCGTATGTATCAATGTGGTATGTACCATCCACACCTTTTTCCCACATACCAACAACGGTGTCTCTATTACCTTTTAATGTTTTACTTTTACTCTTATTATTAAATTCAGATTCAAGGGTATTTACAAATGGGTCTAATTCAGATTTAATCCATTTTCTCAAACCTAATTCAATAGGACCATTGTATTCTCCGGCACTAACGGTCGTTGTATTTTCATCAATAGGAACAATTTTCTTACCTTTACCAGGAGTTTGATTTAATACCCCACCTTCTTCATCATTCTGCTCCGGATGTTTTTTTACGTATTTGGCAATTTTTCTTGATTCTTTCTCTATTTTAGATATTTTAGATTTTGGAGTACTCATCTCACCATCATAACTATCAAACGCTAATTCAGCACTATCATATTTTGATGTAGGTACAGTAAATGGTTGTAGTTGCTCTTTATTGAACAATCTAACTCCCGGGCTCAAAGGAACTCTTACTTGTCCCGAGCCACGATGACCGGTTGCCTCTTTAATTTGATTTTTGTTATTTTTATTCATATACTTATAAATATACAAAATTTTAATTATGGAACAACAACAAGAACTATTCGGAAAATTATTTAATACAATCCCATTGTACAACGAAGACCATTTAGATGTCCTACTATCAACAATGGATAAAGAACAATCAATCTATATCCTAACACAAGCAGTTAGTTTTGCATTTCATTCAGGGATATTTTCATTGGGGGAATCTGAAATCATCTCAAAATCAATTAGAACTTTAAATAAAGTTGAAAAAAATGTTGTAGAGTAAAAAATAATAATTACATTTGTAAAAAATATTTATATTATGAAAAAATTATTAATTATCTTGTTATTATTAGTTAGTGGTTTGTCGTTTTCTCAAGAAAAGAAAAAAGTTTCAACCAAAAAAATAGACCAAACCGTTACTCAAAAAATGGACTCCTTATCTAAAGTTTATAAAGTAAAAGTTATTGGCTCATATAAAATAACCCATAACGATGTTTATGTTGAAGGAATTGTTTATGAAGACAAATCAGGAAATGTCCACGATAAAGAAACTAAAAGAATTAAAATTAATTAAAAAAGGGTGATTAAATACAACCTCCCTCTATTTTAAATCCTGTTGACCCCATTCCAGGACCCCCAATAGGTGCATAAACAAAAAATAAATTATTACCTTTACTAGTATCATATACTAATTCATATGGTGTAGTTCTTTTTTCATAAAGTACGAACTCTCTAACACCATTATTATATTGCTCTAATAAATTAACGAATCCTAAAGAAACTTCACCAGTACCTGTATTAGCTTGTAATATTGACTTTAATTTTTTCAAATCATTTTTGTTAATTAAATCTAATGAAATATTTTTTAATTTTTCGTTTTTAAAAATCAATGAAACTAATTCATCTATTGATGAAACATTTTTAGTAATTATTTTACTACCACTAACTGCAGGGGATTTTTGGTTATATATTTTAGTTAAACTATCAACCCACGCAGGTATATAATTTATTATATCATCCAAATATAATTCTGTAGATACATATCCGGTGTCTAATGTTATTTGTTTTTGAGTATCAGTAACAATTAATCTATCAGGCATTGTTCCCGTATCAAAACTCAATTTACCTTTATCATTTAAGTCATTTTGATATTTTGAAGGTAAAATTGCAATATAATTATTCGATTTAGAACCTTGAACTCCTTCATAGTCAATGTTAAAGTTACACTTCTCAGTAGATTTTTCTGCGGATAAATTTAAAGTTACATATTGATATTTTGTATAGTCAGGGTGTTTAGAACCTTTGGTTTCATCCCACTCAGGACCTTGAGCTCCTAAATTATTAATTTTAATAGATATTTTATCACCTAATTTTGATTTTATATATTTTTCAACTTCCGAAGCTCTTAATTTGGATAAATCTCCTGAGTTTAACCCTACACCTTCATTTGGAACTTTCGATTCTGATGAATTAATCACGATAGTGTTAAATGAACCTTTACCGGATTTTAAATAATCATTAATTTGTTTTATTGCATTATCAATTTCAGTAGTATTATTTAACTCATATTCACCACTAGGAAACGAATTTGAAATATTAAATTTTATAGGTTCTGTAATATCTTCTTTAATTAAATAAAGTTTTTTAGTAGCACTTTCATGAAGTCCTAAAATTCTATTTTTTTCTTCACTTGAAATTTCAAATAAATTTTTCATAATTTTTCTTTTAATATAAATATAAGATAAAAAAAAAGAGGACAAATATTTGTCCTCTTTTTGGTATATCATAAGATATTGATTATCTCAATTCTCTTAAGTCAAATGTTCTAACACCATCAACGGTAATTCTTCCGTAAAAACGGTTATTTACCATCTTTTTCGCGTAACGAGTCATTATACCTTTAATCGGTGTAAAGTTGAATGGGTTGTACATTGTAGGTGTTAATTGTAATGGTACATACGGAGCGTAAATGTATCCTGTGTCTAACAATGATGTTCCTTTGTGTCCAATTAACACTTGGTTAGCTGGGAAGTAAGGGTCACGGTAAACTTGGTAACGACCTGCTAATGTACCTACTCTTTCAATACCCATGTTGTATTGGTCTTGCTCAGGAGACGCATTAGATACGTGGAAGTACTCTAAATCATCAAAGATAGCTGAAACTTCAGAAGAAACAACAATCCAGTTTGCTCCACCTCTTAATGTAGATTTGTGGATTTGTGCAGACAATTGGTTGATTGCTGTAATTAATGTTTGGTTCCAATCTTTTTGAGTATAAGAAGTTGTTTGAGAAATTCTTCTCCAACCATTGTAATCCCAACGTAAGTTCCATGCTGCACCTTTACGTAAATCTCTTAAGATTTCACGGTCGATTTCAGCCGCAACTTGTTCAGATAATAAAGCTGTTAATTCAGCTTCAGCATCGATGTTGTGGAAAGCCGCAACGTCTTGAGCTAACTCAGGAGACCATTGTGCTCTTAATTTTCTTTCTGTAACAGATACAGTAACTGAATCTAAATCGAAAGAAACCTCACCGATTTTATCTTCAAATTCTAACTCTTCGTAACGTCTGAAAGCCGCTGCGAATGAAGTTCCTGATACCGCAGTTTCGATAGTAGTACCTGTGTAACCATCTAAAGATGTAGAATCACAATCAGCACATACCGGACAAGATAAATCAACTTCTAACCAAATACATCCATCAGCGTCACAAACATTTTTGAATGAACCACCGTTACCTGTATTAGATGCTGTACCCGCTGGGTTACCTGAAGGGAAGTAAGTTTGAGTAGTATTACCATATTTCACAATACCTCTACCATAGATTTGAGTCACAACTCTAAATAATAAAGAACCTGTACTAACTGTACATGGTGAAGTTGAAGAAACAGTTAAACCATTTCCTGTGTAAACGATTAAGTCAGATAAGAATGATTCAGTATCCATTTCGTTACCATCAGGTCCGATTAATTTTCCTGCACCTGTATCAGCAAAACCACACATTTTAATGATAACTTTTCTTGTGTTACCTGAAGCAATAACTGCTGCTCCATCAGTTGTTCCTGAAATGTTAGCATCAACTAAAACTCCACCTGTCCATTTTTGGATAGTTGTAGTAGCAGTGATTGCTGACCAACGACCTTTAGAATAATCAAATAATCCTGGAGGGTCTAATTGAGCCTCATTTCCTTCATAGAATAAATCATAAAGATTTTTTTCGTATACAGGGTTATAAGTTCCTGAACCTGTAGTGTAACCTGCATTTGGATTACCACCTGTACCGTTAGGTGAAGGTAATGTACCATCATTGTAGTTACCCGGAGCTCCAACAGGTGCATAGTGCTCACCTGAATATTGTCCTGCAATACCATCTTTATATCCTTGGATTTTTGGTACAAAGTAGAATAATTTACCGATTGGTAAGTTCATAGCTTGTACAGAAACGATGTCATTCGCTAATAATTTAGAGAATACTCTTCTTACGATAGGAAATACAACAGTTTCGAATGAACCTGAAGACCCGTCAGAAGTTGCTTCGTTTATTAAGAAAGACGCTTGGTTCTCATATAACTGAGCTACGTTTTCTCTTAAGTGACCTTTAAGACCTTCTAGAAATCCTAATTTGTCCCATTTATTAATTGTGTCCTCTTTAATAACTTTAAGGTGTTTTAACCCGATGTTACCAACTAGACCTGATTCTAATAATGCTCCCATTTTTTTGGTTTTTATTAATTTTTTAGTTTATTTTTATTTTAATTTTGACATTAAATCTTTCATTCTCAAGAACTGTGGATTCTCATATGTTTTAGATTCAATTAAGTTAACTGCCGACCCTGTTGAAGGTGCTTTAGCAATTGTTCTTTCTAATGATTCATTCATAGGTTGAGATGCAGTCCCTGTAAGTTCATCTTTAATGACTTTGTATAAGTTTTTAGATTCTTTAATGTTTTCAACACCGTCAAATCTTCTTAAGATATTTATTTTTTCTTGTTTTGATGTTGAATGTTCTGTGAACAAACGAGTAGCGTAAGCTAAGTTTGAATTAAACACTGCAACCTCATTCAATTTATTTCTAAATACGTTAAGAGCTTTTCTGTATTCTTCATTCTTTTCTCTTAAAACTTTTAATTCACTTGTGTTTTGGTTCTCTTTAATTGCGGTATTAAAAGATGAGTGAGCTCTTGGTTTTGGTAACCCACCTCTTCTGAAATTACTTCCATTACCTAATGTACGAGAAGCCTCTTTAGGTTCAACTTTTTTAGTTGTATTAGCAATTTTAGTTGTTTGCTCTTTTGTTTCTGTTTTTTTAACAGATTTCATTTTTCCTTCAAGATTTTCACCTTCTTTATATTCAAATTTAGCTTTACCTGTTCCCATTGTTGGATTAACTGATTTTTTCACAGTTTTAAATCCACCATTTTGGTTTGGTTTTGCATCATATTTAAATTTACTAGGATTACCCATTCCGGTTCCTTTTGGTTTTACAGACATTTTAGATTCCATCATTGTGTCATCATCCATATCCATATCGTCTTGTTCTTCTATTTCCATGTCCATGTCGTCTTGCTCTTCTAACTCTGAATCATCTTCGTCATCAAAAGAAATTTCATAAACGATTTCTTCATCGTCCATATCTTCTTCTTCGTCAAACATCATTTCATCACTTTCTCCAAATTCAGAATCTTCGTCGTCATTATCAAATACTCTAGAGATAATATCTTCGATACCTTCAGAATCCATGTCCTCTTCTTCGTCATCGAAGTCCATATCTTCTTCTTCGTCGTCAAATTCTTCGAACATTTCTAATTCATCTTCACCTTCACCAACAATCATATATTCTTTGTTGTTCTCTTCGTCTTTTAAACTGATGTTACCAGAATCATCTTTAGTAACAACAATATTATCTTCAGGTCCCATCAATTGGAATACACGTAAGATTTCTTCATCATCTTCTACGTCAGTAAGGTCTATGGTGTCTTCATCATCCATATCCATATCCATATTATCGGTATCCATGTCATCTTCCATATCCATATCAACATCTACGTCGTCCATTTCTGTATCGTCCATATCTGTATCCATATCCATGTCATCCATGTCAACCTCAGTGTCAATCTCCTCATCATCTTGTTCTGTAAGAGATTCTTTTACTAGTTCTTTGATTTCTTGCGACATTGTCGAAGCAAGTATTCCTTTTGCATTTTCCGCTACCGCCTCTTCCAAATTTTTCATTTGGATGATAGCTTCTTCAACTAAAGATTTTTCTTTTGCCATTTGTGTTTAAGTTATTTTAATATATAAATATCTCCCATTATCAAAAAAGCATTATTTTTGCTAATTTGATAATGAGTTTTTTATATTAATAAATATTACCAAAAAAATAAAAGCATAAAAAAAGGAGACATTTCTGTCTCCTTAATTAATTATTGAATATAAATT